ATTTGGGAATCGAGAGGGGGTCAATAAAAATCAACCGCCCCGGGTGTCGTCGGTCGGCTCGGGATGATCGTCTTTATCTTGCTTACAACCTTCAGGATAGATGATGCAATACTTCATCATCTCCTTTAGCCTCTGTCTTGCTTGCTCGGTCATTGTCTTCTGCTTTATAGTTCGGGTCGTTGGCTTCCATGAATCGCCGTCGAGCTCGCGCCTTGTTCTCCTTCACCTTCTCCTTGGTGTGCGACTTCATCTCTTGGTGAGTCTTGATGTGACAATCGACACACAACAGCCGACAGTTGTCAGGGTTGTATGCCAACCGCTCCATCTCCATCTCCGTCTTCGCCGACTCAACGGGAATCACATGGTGACAGTCCACGCCAGCCCTGATGAATCCTTCGGCCTTGCACCGCTCGCACAGTCCGTTCGCCCGTCGCCACACCACCCGCTTCACCTCCATCCACCGCTTCGAGTTCAGCAGCTTCTGGTATCGTTTATCTCTACTCATAGTCTCGGTCTTTCCAAATGAGTAACAACACGAGCAGCAGCAGAGTGAAGAATATGGAACAGAAGAACTCTGTCCATCCGAATGTTGGTTGTATCATAGTCGTTTATGTTTTATGATTCAACGTCGAATGGCTTACTGCCAATAGCTTGCTCTATCTCTTCAGGCGATACATGGGTACCGATATGCTCACCACCGTCTGCCTCATAGTCGGATTGTTCGCGGTCGAAGTCATCGAAGTGGATGGTCTGTTGAGCGTTCGCCAACGAGTCAGGTGTTCGGTGTTTCTTGCGGACGTACTTGTTTCCATATTCGATTCGTCTACCAAAGTCGTGATGGTTGTCGAATCCTGGCAACTCTTGTCGATCTTCATCATTCAAGTCCATGATGGTCTGAGCGTCCACCATGCGTACCAATGTCTCACGGATGCTCTTCGACTCAAAGTGTTGTGCTACTTTTCGCACGTCCCAATAGTCATCTTTTCCCATTGCTATCTCAACTACGCGCTCGACTATCTCATCGACACACAGAGTCATGTAACCTTCTACATCTTTGTCCGTCGTCTGGAAGTCGCCACCCATGAAAGGTTTATTGAACATTGCGAGTCCGAATCCTTCACGTGGCTTGCCATTCTTCGACTGCTGAAGTACCAAAATGCACTGTGCCACGTCCAATTCTCCGTTGGTGACGAAGTTAAACATCTTTCGCCAGTTTGAAGACACCTTCACCATGTGCAAAAGTGCTTTCATTTCTGGTGAAGGGTCGATAGTTATGCGTGCCGTCTCGATTAGAAATTGAAGGCACATCTTCATGAGGTCATTCATATTGGAACCCTTCATTGCGCAGATCATGTTCAGCAGTGGCAACCACTGAGCAGGTATCTTGCACGATATGGTCAGCGTCCCGTCGGTGTTAGTCTGAATTTGTTCTCCTATCATTACTTTTGTTATTTAGATTGTTCTATCTCCAGATTTAGTTTTTCAATGAGTGATGCCGTTTTCGGCATTGCTTTCTTCACTTCCTCAATAGTCTTCAAGTCCTTACGTTCTTGGATCATCCGAACTACGATGTCGGCGATGTCAGCCTTCTCACCGTCGCATGGTTTCCACCATTCCTTGACGGGTCGTGCGTCCACCACGATGCGGTTATATCCGATGGCGTTCGCCTTCGCTTGCCAACGTTCAACGCCGTCACGATCAGGATAAAGCACTATCTTTCTGCCTTGCTCGATGATGGGTTGCAACCGTTCGTGCGTCAGGTTCTCCAATCCTCCGCAAGCCATCCATACCTGTTTGGCATTGTTGCCGTAGGCGGTCGCCATGATCAGAGCCGTTTTCTCACTCTCCACAATGCATACCGTCTGCTCCACGTTCTTCACTTTGTATTGGTTCAGCAGATGCAATCCAAAGTAGCATTGCTTCTTCTCTTGCAACTCGTCGCTGTACTGAGGCTGTCGGTCGTCGCGGAAGAGTGCCGCGTGAATGAAGTCGAAGTTGTAGCGAGTGTCTCGGTCGCGGTGTCCGTCTGTCTTATACAGCATCATCTTCCCAGTTCTAACTCGCTGCTGTTCGTCTATCTGCCAGAAGATGGTCATGCCTTGCTTGGAGTGCCCGATATGGTAGGCTTTCAGATTGTCAGTCAGCCGTGAGCGTTCCATGCTGTCCCACTTCAGTGATGAGAGCCACACCACGAGACGATTGACATCACGTTGTGTCTCGCTTCGTTTCACCATCCACATCGGTAATTCCAACATCTGTAATGGTGGCGGTGCCGGTCGTGGTGGTGGTGGAGTATAGTCGAAAGGTACGTCGTCGGTCTCGATATTGTACTTCTTTCCGAGCCAACGGATGGCATCAGGGTAGGTCATCTTCTCGTGCATCATCAGAAAGTCTACCACGCCGCCCTTCGCATCACATGCAAAGCACTTGAAGCAGTTGCCTTTCGGATAGACAACAAACGATCCGAGCGAGTGGTCATCGTGGAAGGGACAAAGTCCGAGGTAACGGACTCCTTTTTTCTTCAGTTCCACAAAGTCACCCACGACCTCCTCAATCCGTGTCGTCTCGATGATTTTTTCGATGATGAATTTGTCGATTTTGCTCATAAGATTGCGACTAAAATAAAATCTACTGAAAAGCCAAAACGCGTATGTACGCGCGAGACGAGATGTGTGGATTCGCATCCCACGCCCCGCGCCCACCTACGGCGGGGCAGGGATTCGCATCCCGTCATCTGTGTACCTTGGTACAAAGTTCTATATACCTTTAGGTATATAAAAATATTTGGTACAAAGTTTTAGAAGGGTAAATCGTCGGCAGGTTGAAGCATGTATGAACCGTTGCCGCTTTTTATAGTGCTCTCCACTAAATAGCCGAGATTGATGGCGGCATCCAGGTCGGCTTGTTGCTTTCCTGTATTCTTCTGACCTCCTATCTCACCGAATATGGTCTTCTTGATTGCCGAGCGTGTCATTGGCCATTCATAGCGGCTATTGGCTTCGTGAATCCACTTGATGATTTCTTTCGGATCGTCACATGTCGGCTTTTCTGTCGCTGGTGCGCTATCCAGTTGTTCAGGTCGTCCCCATGAGTCCACGGGCAATACTCTGAACTTCCAATCATCGACATCGCGTCCACGGGCTTTCAGTTGTTTCACGGTGAATACCACGTCACCCGATTTGTCGTTCTTGTCTTTCTTCGTCTGAAAAACGTCTGTCACCTTGCGTTCGAGAAATGATCCGAGATGTCCCACCAGTTTCTCACCGCCTGGGTTCTGATGTACGATGCACCACACGCTGATTCCGTAGTGCGAAGCCACTTGCATGCACTTGTAGATGGTTTCCTGACATTCCTTGTTATCGTTGAAGTCTTTCACAACGTCCAGCAATCCGTCAATGAATACTGCCGTCGGCTTGTATTCCCAGATGGCTTTCAAAGTCATGCGCCAACGCATCACAGACGAAGGAATCTTTGCGGGCTTTCCTTTCTCGTCGGTCGTCGATTCCTCTGGAACCTCACGGAGCATCACCACAACAAAATCGTCGCTCTGCTCATTGATTGGTCGCCCACACATCGTCATCACGCGGTTCTTCACAGCAATGGTGTTGGCTTCCTCCATCTCGGTGTCGATATACAACACACGAGGATGTGGATTCTCTTTCGTCAACTCATATCTGAGACTTCCAAATTCTCCGCTCAGTATCGCAGCCATGAATTGTGCCAACGTCATCGTTTTTCCGTTACCAGCCTGACCAGTGATGGCGTGAATGCCTCCGAGTGGTGCGAAGGGTATGCCGTCCCACGACAGAGTATATCTGGGTGCCAGGTAAGCCTTCGAGAAGTCGAGTCTGTACTGATCAACATCGGCATTGTACCAATTATCACCTTGCAAGAACTCTGGCACCTGCTGCGGATCAACTGTTGGTATATTATTTTCTCTTTCTTCGCTCATAGTTCCATTGTGTATTAGTCAAAGCGGCTGACCCCGCTCAAAACAGAATTTTTCAGGGTCGTTGCCGCCTCTACGGTTTAGAGCTTCCCGCTGCTCTGGTCTTAGTAAGACTTATTCCTCTTCATCATCTAAAGTGAGGTGATATGTATGCAACATCTCTAATATCTCATAGAAGGATGCGCCTCCGCATCCCTTGGTGGTCTTTAATACTTCGCACGTCAACCGTGACACATCACCAAGCGTGATACTCTTAATGCTTGGCTGTCGTCTGGTCGTCGTCTCAATCGCCTTGCATATGATGTTCTTAGCACGGTTGCTCAGTGTCGTGTTAGCGATGCTGATTTTGAGGATGTCCTTCGTCGATTCAAGAACGTCAGGGTGTACGATAGTACTATTGCTCTTTTTCTTTCGCAGCGTCTTGTCGATATTGCTTTTCTTACGCTGAAGATTCTCAGCTGCGTAATCTCTTTCCTTTCGTTCTTTCTTATTATAATGCTCAGCCTTCATTCGCAGTTGCTCTTTTAATAGAGCCTTTGCGTTTGGCTGGGAAGCGATACCAAGGACTATCAGGTGCAAATCTTCGACATCCAACACATCACGACAATTCAATCCGACGCGAACGATGAATCCAGCCATCAGGTCATCCCGCGAGTGATAGAAATATCCGTCCTTTCCAATCGTCAACTCGTAGCCGTTAGGATGCGTCTTGACTGTAATCTTAGGTTCTTTGGATTTCGCCATGATTTTTTCTCCAATTTTGATTCGGCAGGCTGTTGCTGATGTTCGACATCTGACGGTTCACCCAGCCAGTCGGCTGGTGGCCGTCATGATAGTGATCAGAAGGGAAGGTCGTCTGATGCTTCATTGTTTTGTCCTCCCTGTGGTTGTGGTGCATTATTATCCACCTGCTGCTGTGGTGCAGGTTTCACGCACTCAATCTTATACAACCGAAGTTCATTGATGGTCATTTCCTTGTCGTCCTTCTGAAATGTCCTGACACGATGACCAAATCCGCAACGAACCTCCATGCCCTCCTTCAGATTCTCGATCACCTTGGCGTCGAAGGTTTCCAACACCACGCTGTCAGCGTAGCGATCGCTCGGAGTCTCAAAATACTCAAACACGAATGGCAGTGATTTCCACTCATTTCCAGTTCTCATACTCGTGCCGCTCCTCATTGGTAGCAGCGTTTTTACTCTTCCTATAAATTCCATAATTCAATATATTTTATATGTGATAATATCCATCTTCGTAGGCTGCTGTTCCGCAGCAGTAATAAAAAATCATTGCTATCCTCACGGACGGCAATGATCCAAAGCCTATGTTTAACTAAAAATCCTTGATTAGTCTAAACTAAAAACTTTTTTGTAGAATAACATGAAAAACTTTTTCCCAAAAATTTGTGCATTCGATTCTTAGCGTATTAATAATAACAACTAATATAATGATTTACTCGACATTATACCCGCCATTCCTGGCAGAAGGTTTCCTTGTTGCCGTGGCTGGACTCGAACCAACAACCTCCGAACTAAGTCAGATGTCAATCCATTGACATCACGGCATACCATAATTTATTCATTATGCTGCTTGCATCGGCCCTTTCAGGTTGCTTGCTTCTGCCACCGCCATTACTCTATGGCGAATCTCCTCCATCAATGTGAGTATCATCAGATAAATCCTATCACATCAATGCCACTTCGCATCTTCCTTCGGCCTGTGAGTTCCCCAACACCGCTAACCCGTAACGGGTGGTACTGTTCCTGTTTAGCCGACCTATCGCTTACGCTCTTTAACTTCGCCCTGTATTTACCCAGCTGGCGCATACTGTTTTTGCGGAAGGTGAAGGATTCGGACCTCCGAGCCGTTTCCGGCTGTCGCGTTAGCAGTGCGATGGTTTCAACCACTCACCCAACCTTCCAGTGTTCCTTGCGATTCCGTCGCAAGGCTTAATCTACAGCGACCCTGCTATCGCCATCATCACCATCAATGCCAGCGGCATTACGATGCCGTAAATGATAAAATCACGCTTTGAAAAATTCTCACTCATAAAGTCCTTAACTAAGTCTTTCATAATCATTCTGTTTTAAGTTATTATTCTTTTTCGTTGGTTTCTCGATACTTGCTTCGATGTAACGAAGTTGTCCCTCGTTAATCATCCGAGCAATCTTGTGCTTTGGATAAGCCCATCTGGTCGCCTGTGATATATTGCTATCAGGATCAGCAACGACAACGTGCTCACGAGGTAGCAGGTGTCCGTAACGGTAGAGCCAATCCTTATTGAACATCTGGAACTGCTCACACAACTTGTCAGCAGTCAGCCATTGCTCTTGCATATTCAGCAGTGCAGCAGTCACCGCTTTGCTGACCTCGGCAATAATCTCTTCACGCAGTTTCCTATCCATTATCTTTCAAGCATTGGAATAATACCCTGCTTCTTCAACTCTTCATAGAGGAACTTACGACCTGCCTGCGTCCATTCCGTATGCAGAACCACGTCCGGCCTTCCATCAGCCCGCGTGATGTCAATGCTTCGGCTCGACACATATCCGCAGTCCTTATATCTTGCATAGAGAATCCACTGCCCGTTGATGCTGTACTGAATACCCATGTCGGCAAGTTTCTTATTCAGAGCCTTGCCACTCATGCCGTAGTCCTGTGCAATCTGGCTGATGGTCAGCAAAGCCTTCGACCGCATAATCAGGTCAAGATAGTTCTTGTCGTGCTTCAGTTCCTGGTTCTCGGCAGCGAGCTGAATATTCTCTTCTTCGAGCTTCTTGTTCTCGATGGCCAGCACCTTCTTCTCCTTGTATTCCTTAGCCCAAGCCATTGCTGCCTCGGCAGGGTCCTCGAAGTTCGGCAAGGCAATCATACTGGTGCGTGCCTGCTTCTCCAACTCTTCCCAACGGATCACCAACTTTGCACGTGCTTCGTCGTTGAACTTAGTTGCAACGTACAGGCATTCCGTTTTGGTCAGTTCGTAGCATGGTCTTTCCTTTCCTTGTGCGTCCTTATAAGAGGCCAGGGAAAATTTTCCCTCGCTAATTTTTTTCCACGCAGGCTCCATTGCACGGATGGCCTTCATCACGTCATTATGTGGCTTACCTGTCAGCTTGGCAATCTCCAAACTGCTCATCGTTTGCTCACTCTCTCCGAATTGAATTAAACCTCTCTCCATAGTTCCTATTTGTTTTGTTATTATTTCACTCTCGTTACGCTCACAGACATAGACTCATAGTCCTTTCCAACCTTCCATTCACCTCTCCTCTCATTCTTCATCTGGGTGCAAGTCGTAGCAACCGATTGGAGCTTCGAAGGCTCAGTCAGCTGGAACACGCGAGTGCTGCCAACCCGCATTTCTTCAAGTTCTTTACGTGTTACCTTTTCTTGTGCCATTTCTTAATCTTTATTAATATTATATTACTTTTGTATCATAATCGGGAAGAAAGCCGTATATTTGCAATCCATACACTCGCCAAAGTGTTGCAAAGTGGCTCGTTCCGCTTTTGCTGAAAAGACGTCCCGCGTCTGACGGCTATTCTTATGCCCGATTACTTTATTAACTGATTTCGGGTGCAAATATAAAACAAATATATTAAACTATCAAATATTGGTATTATATTTTAATATTATTTAAGATATTGGACTAATAAAATAAAATATGAGCACAAAGAAAGATAGACTAAATGAGGTGTATGAACATCTACGCAAACATTTTGGTGTTCATACTAAAAAAGACTTTGCTGATGCACTCAAAATAAAACAACCTGGACTGTATTCAGCCATGAATGGCAACGAGGCTTATCTCACGGACAATCTTTTCAAAAGGATATGCGCTGCCTATCAGGGTGTATTCAATCTTGATTATCTGTTGACTGGAGAGGGCAATTTGCTTACAGTTGAAGAGGACGTAAGTACAGGCAGGATTGATAAAGAAACCAGTCAGTCGTCATCCTACATGGAAAAATATATAGCATCGCTTGAAAAGCAGATTAAAGACAAAGATGACCAACTCGAAGATAAAGAAAGAACTATCAAACTCATGGAGCAGAAAATTGAAATGCTTGAAGCAATGGAGCATATCGACTCAGTAAGGAACTATCCTTTCCCTGTAGGAGTTGCTGACGATCGCGAAAATCCAAATCTAAAAATTTAACGATTATGGGAATACTTATCTTTTTAATAATAGCCTTTGTAGTCATTGTTATGTGCTATGTTTTCGAACCGCTTCCAAATCGTGAATGCCATCAACAACCATCAAACAATAAAGACGGATCACCGCCAACCAAACTTCTTGACCTTGACACTACCACCGTCGCCGACCGTCAACGTGTCTATGGTCGTGGTTATCGCATGCAACTGCGTTATGATATACTCCAGCGTAATGCTGAGATTACAGGTGACATTGCAACCCTCGAAGCCATCCGAACCAACACATACGATGGACCTCTACCAGATTTGGAAGAAGACGACATACCATTACCTGTCCGTGTTAAATCGCGGAAGCCTATCGACGAACCGAAGGTCAAACGCTTTCGATACTTTTGTATCAAAGACAAAGGCTACCACGTCAGCGTGTGGCCAATAGACAGCAATAATTGGTTGCCTGGTCTTGACTATGTTGAGTTTAATATTGCTGGCTTAACTCATCGTGATAAAATCGACAACTACCTTGGTGAACATGCAGGTAAATTGGAGGCAGAACCAACCAACATGTATGATCCGAACGCCATCAAGGTTCTTGCATCAGACGGTTATCATGTCGGCTACGTCCCCAAGAATATAACTAAGCAAGTCCGCAACTTCTCATCTCTTCCATGCAAGTGCTACTTCTACATTAGCAGCTCCGACGATGGCACATATTTCTCTGATTGTTACATCAAATCAAATCAATAATTTATGATAAAGTGTAAACTTACAAATCCAAGCAGAGCATCACCTATAATACAACTGTTCGTTGTTTAATCGCGCGACGACAGGAGAAGGGGCAGGAAGGTGGGACTTCCGTATGTTTCCCCAATCAATAGTTGAAAATTCCAAAACATCCCTAAATACGGAATAACCCCGTAAATACACTGAATCCCAAACGGATCACAGTCATAAAAGTAGGGGAATAGCCTGAATATCGGAAAAATAGCGATAAACAGGGCAATTCGGAAAGTATTAATTACAACTATTGATTGGAAATATATGGAAAATTATGTGATTTTAATGGATTTAAATAACCCAAATGTTTACCCAAATTCATCATGATGGGGAAAATGGGGAAACAAACAGCGGGATTTGCTGCTGTAAAACATAAAAATGACCAATAATGATAACGACAAGATTAACTTTTGACCATCATCATAGAACGGATGTCGGTAGTGAAGGACCAATAGAGATTTGCGTGACCGTTGACAAAAAACCTTATTATATTAATTCGTCCGTGCGTGTGCGCAAGAGTGAGTGGCGACATGGATTTGTTGTAAATCGTGCTGACTGCAATGAATTGAATGAGAGGTTGGCTGTCCTTATGCGGGCTGTCGAGCGGGAAATTACCAAGTGTGTGTCTGATGGCAGAACGATTGACGTAAAGGTTATCCGCAAGAAGATATACAACGGTACGGTTGATGATAGTGAGATGAATATGATTAAATGGATGGAGAATGAATTGCCGTCCATCAGTCTGAAAGAAGGTACAAGACGACATTATGACACCTTAATCCGTAGGATGCACGAATACGGTCACTTGAATGTTTGGGGCGACTTGAATGTTGAGAATATCTACGAATGGGATAATTGGCTGCACCATCTGACTAAACCTCAATCCAATGGGGATATACAGTCTGGACGTGAATATGAACCAATAGGCAACGGTGCCGTCTTTAATTATCACAAGCGGCTGAAGTCTCTGATTAACAGGGCTATTAAGATTGGTATCATAGACAGCAATCCTTACGACCGCTTGCGTGGTGAATTTCCTCGTGGCGAAGAAGAGAATATAGAGTTCTTGACGGAAGAAGAGATTCGTGCTATCGAAAGCATGCACCCGATGGAAGGTACCCAGTCGGCAATGGCTCGTGACTTGTTTATTTTTCAACTTTACACGGGACTGGCGTATTCGGATGCCCAGGCATTCGACATCAATGACTATCGCTTTATAGATGGTCGCTGGCAGTACAACGGCAAGCGTATCAAGACGGGAGTTCCTTATGTCAGTGAACTGTTACCGCAAGCATTGGAGGTTCTGGAACGATACGGTATGCAAGTGCCAAAGGTCAATAATTCACAATATAATGCTTCCTTGAAAGTCATCCAGCAGGCACTCGGCATCCAGACAAGACTGCATTCGCATCTTGGTCGCCACACGTTTGCCACCCGTGCATTGTCACTGGGTGTTCCATTGCAGAATGTATCGAAGATGCTGGGACATAAAAATATCAAACAGACGCAGCGATATGCCAAAGTGTTGGCAGAAGATGTGCACGAAAACTACCAGATGATGAGAGAGAAGTTCAGCAAGCGGCAATAGTGCCGTGTAAAATTTTAATTATGTATCAACAAAATGAAAAAGAAACTATTTATTGTTGCCAGTATTGCATTGCTGGCAAGTTGTGAGAAACCGATTCTGAGTGAAGACATTCCTGATGATCCTGACAATCCGACGGAGCAGGTAGAGATGAAGCGGTTCACGTTTACCGTAAAGGGCGACTTCGCATCGCCTACCATGCGGGGCTATTTGACTGCTGATGACAATCAGATGACCGACCTATGGGTGTACGATTTTGTGGGCGATGCTTGCGTCCAGTCTATCCATCAGTCGAATAAAGATGCCGATTGGGGGCAGCCGCAAATGCAACTGCAATACGGCACGCACCACATCTATTTCGTTGCCTCTCGTGGCACGGAGCCGACGGTAGACGATGCAGTTTATACGATTGTTTGGTCGAAGCCTTCAGATACGTTCTGGAAAGATTATGAGGTGACAGTGGTCAATACTTCGAATGGCAACCGTGCCGTCACACTTGACCGCGTAGTAACAAAACTAAAGATTTCGCCCACGGATGAAGTGCCCGATGGTATGGCAACACTATCAGTTACGCCTGCAACATGGTATGCGGGGCTAAACTTTACGACGGGTGAGCCTGCCGGTACTCTGTCGGCTGTCGAGCGTTCGGTAAATGTTCCTGCTTCGTATATAGGCACTACAGGCACGCTGTCGATGAGTATCTTCGGTTTTAGTCCTTCAATGGAATGGACTACCGACCTCACGCTCACGGCGAAGGATGCCACAGGTGCAAGCCTCGGTACTGCTACTATCCACGATGCACCTTTCCGTCGTAACCGAGTGACGGAATATTCAGGCGGCTTGTTTGCCGTGCTTGCTCAGATGGGTGTGTCTGTCGACGATGAATGGGCAACACCCTTTCAAAGCACTTGGTAATCAATAAGGATATAGGTCGTCCTCTCGACGGCCTATATCCCATGATTTTACGAAATGATTAAAACCTAATCTATAACCAATAACTAATATAAATAACTAAAATTAGAGAAACGTATGATTAAAATGTAGATTCCGCCTCCAATGGTCCGTTACCAAGGAATGAGAATTGCCCATTGGCAAGGTTTCCGACTGTCGCTACAGGATGCCAAGAGGTTACGATGACGCTTCCGCTTAGCCTTTCCTTAGTAATATCTCCATTATACCACGTATATGAAATGCCGTTATATTTGAATACAGCAAATGAAGATGGTGACGAATATTCGGTGCTGCCAGTCCAACTTGCGAAATAAAGTGTTACACCTGCTGACGGGTTGACATAACCCACGAATATCTTGCGTGTCCTATCCCAATATATAGCCTGCGGACTGCCCGTATATGTTCCCTGTGCAAGAGTGACGTTATTCACAAAGCCGTTAAACGGCAAGGCATTGCTTGCGTTGATGGAAAGTTTTATCGTCATCTCGGTCCCCACCATCTGGATATTGCGTACCAATCCAAGCACAAGATGGCTGATATTGACCGACCAACCTTTCCTTCCTGGGATATACTTTTTCCACACTCCGCTGGTAGGTGAAGCCGTTTCCAAAGTATCCGTCTGGACGTTTATCTCACATGATTTTGCAGCAGCAACGACTGCACCTCCGTTACTGTCGATGATTACTATGTCTTTACCCTTTATCATGATTTCAAATTGTATTATGAAGTGTCAATTTATAGATATTATTTCTTACATCGTATGATATTGCTATCACGCTCCATCCATCCTCACCCATAATAATATATCGGTAAAGATACCATAACTTGTCAAGTGTTGCGCCTTTTACATATATCTGTAGCCTCCTTTGACTTCGCAATAAATATGTCATGTTGTTGTTATAGAAATCGTAGTCGGTCACATAGTAATTAGAGAAAAAGGTATCGTTGATGGCGTAATTAACCTTTAATGGTTTAGTTCCTACACTTCCCATTATACGACGAACAAATCTTTCCTCACCCCATCTTACAGAAGTTAAAGAAGTTTCAAGCTCTGGTCTTTTCACTAATTCCACTTCTCTGATGTAAAGATTTGAGAGAGGATCTCCATTTTGTGCTACATATATATTGACTGTGATGTATTCGTCGGCAAGCATATACAACGGAAACTCAGCTTCATATTCTGTCTGTGGTTCTGTTCCGTGCCCACTATCACCTGCCAGACCCATGTGGCTGAAACTTTCCGTTGGCCATTCTGGATTATCGTGAGGACCACCATTTCCACCTACATACCATCCTCCTTTTCCTCTGGCGGATATATTTAACGAGTCATGACCTCCGTCAGAGTTGTGCGAATACCTTATCTTCAGTCTGTATTCAGCACCCTTGTCAACATGATAGAACGTAAGCGACATCAACAAAGTTCCTGTTGGTATCGTACTTGGGTAAATATCGTAAAATAGCGTATCTACATATTGGAAAGCGTCATCTATATAGGCTCCATGCAATCCAAGTTTGATGTAGCCGTTCTTGTTTGTCAGCCATATTCCGCGAGGTGTTAGGTAGAATTGTGATACACTTGCTTTATATTCACTGTGTGTCGTCGGCATCATGTCGTTACCACCCGCCTCTCCATCATGTAAGATGTCAATGTACGAATAAGGCTTAACTAACGATTCAGAGTTATTGTTGCCTGCAACGGAAAATTCATTCAACAGCGTGTGTGACTGGTGGTTGGGTCCTATCAGTAATGTCGCCATATCGTAGGTGCCTGCGGCGATATTCCCTTTTAGCCACATATACATTCCGTTGGTGTCCAATCTTCTTGATAAGACAAGCGATGCAGACTGTCCTTCTATTGCGTCGTGTGCCATCAAATCGTGACGCATGCAAATCTCCTCTATTAGTTGACCGCAACTGATAGGGGCGAATATCTCGTCTTCATTGGCATAGTGATAGTCTTTATCATCGGCAAACGGGCAGATGTGCATACCCCGTATCTGACCACGGAAGAAATCACCAAGTTCACACTCTCCCTTCGGCATGGAAATGGAGGAATATCCTAATGTCGCCATTAGTTCATTAATCACCTCACCTACCTCACGCATTCCCATCGTGGTGTTGATCGGCATCGGAATATCGTAAGCCAAAGCCAGCGGAGAAAGAATGTTGAAACTCAAAGCACGCGGTCCGCTATCCCATGCGTTTGTGGAATTTTGCACTTTGATATATCCATAGAAGACATTCTGGCAAACAACACGATATTGTAATGGAGTGGCTGGGAACATTTCAGTCAAATCCCCATATTCTTCCTCAATGACTTCTAATCTTCCTGTAATACCACGAACGCGACTATTCATATCTTCGCTGCTATCTTCATCCCATGTCATGGGATTGGCACCAGGTATCAGAGCCGTCACGCCTCCTGTCCATCCGTCCTGCTGGATATATATGGTACGGGTGTTCTCGTCAAGGTCCTTGAATGTGATACTCCATCTGTTTGCGTATGCCATAGTCTTATTTGTTTGCTGTTACTATTTCTCCATATCCTGCACGACGCAGGTATGCCGTCAAACCAAGATACAACATCTCGCCGTTAAGATATGGTTGAGATTCATAGCCGCCGCGGTTGTTATTTTCAAGTTGGCTGGCAAGATTGCCCTGTTGGGCTTTGTTGAGAATGAGCTCGCCACTTGAAACCATAACGGGGGTCATGTCAGAATGGTCGTTGCCAGGAATAAATCCATTGGCTGCATGCGGAACAATACCACCACGGGCAAAAGGAATAAGTGCGTCTAACCAACTTGCTGCGGCATTAGAAGCTGCTGTTGCTTGGATAGTCGTAGTTATAGCAAGAATAGCAGTGAGTATTCCACTAATAGTCTGTATTACACCAATAGTCTCTTTTAACCCTTCTGGTATCTCGATACCGAGGTTCTGAACTCCACTAAGAATACCATTAACAGACCCAGTGATAGCAGAGAAATCCTTAGAGAATTTTTCTAAGCCATCATTATTCTTGACCTCCCGGACTTCTCCTGTATTCTTGTTGAGTTGTAATTTCTTTCCACTCTGCTTGCTTAAAGAGTTGAGAAATTCCTTCCAAACGTCATCATCAATATAGTCGCCTGGATTCTCACCGAAAATTTTCTTCCAGAGGTCTTGGGGAGTGAATTGGGCGATGTCAATGCCGTTCTTCACAGCCTCTTGCATCAGGTTGCCAAGGGCGGTGGCATCAGCGAGTTGGGCGGTGAGGTTGTTATAAAGCGTGCTGCCGAGGTCTGCTTGGCTGAGTTGCTCCTTCATATTACCGATGAATGCATCGAGGTTGGCACCAGTGTAGGTGAATCCTCCATCCTCATAGTTGATTTTGACCGTCTTCGGGTCAATATTTATGCCCTCAATCTGTTGCAACTTCTGCAAGGCTTCTGTATCGTCAGCGGTGACGGTCATCGTCTTTGGGTCAATATTTATGCCCTCAATCTGTTGCAACTTCTGCAAGGCTTCTG